GTGATAAAACAAAAACAACCAGACCCCGAAGAAGTTTTCTGTCTTGCTCAAAACATATATCACGAAGCAAGAGGTGAAGATTTGTCTGGACAAAGGGCTGTTGCTCATGTTACAATGAACAGAGTGTTCAGTGATAAATTTCCGAATACGGTCTGTGAAGTTGTTTATCAGGCTAGACTTTCAAAGTGGTGGTTAGAACGAGGAAAAAAAGTTCCTGTTAAGAATAAGTGTCAGTTTTCTTGGTACTGCGACGGCAAGTCTGATGGGATTAGTGATTGGGAATCTTTTGATAATATAGTGGATATATCTAGAGAAATTATTTTGGGAAAAAATGGTGATAATACAAACGGCGCGGTTTACTATCACGCTGATTATGTCAAACCTAATTGGTCTAACGCCATGACGGTTAGTGCCGTATATGATAACCATATTTTTTATAGTGATTAAATGTCAACACACAATTTTATTGTAACTGGTGGATGTGGGTTTATTGGGTCTCATTTGGTCGAGGCTCTCCTTTTACATGGACAGAATGTTTTGGTTGTGGATGATCTCAGCAAAGGACATTACAAAGTCCCCCACAAGAATGTCCAGTACCTTACTCAAAATGTATCGGATGTTTTTCCTGCTGGGAGGTATGATGCAATCTTTCATTTGGCTGCGACACCCAGAGTGAGGATGTCTCAAAAGAATCCTTACCATACAATTAGAAATAATTTAGATACTACGTTGACCGTTTGTGAGTGGGCTAGAAAACTGAGAGTCCCCATATTCTTTGCTGCTTCTTCTAGTACACAGTTTAGTAAGAAGGATGCGAATCCATATACTTTTAGTAAGGCTACTTGTGAAGAGATACTAGAATTGTATCGATCCCTTTACAATATCAAGTATCATATGTTATACTTCTACAATGTATATGGACCCAGAGAGGCAGACTACGGTATATACAGTACAGTTGTCAGGGCATTCAAGAAGTGTGTAGAAGAAGACAAACCCCTGAGAATATATGGTAGTGGAAAGAAAGAAAGAGATTTTACTCATGTGTATGATGTTGTAGACGGCATTTTTCAGTTGTTGCAACAAAAAAGAAAACCACAAGATATCCATTTGGGCAGAGGAACCCCCGTCAGTATTTCGGATGTTGCTAAAGCTTTCGATCATCCGGTGGTTCATGAGTTTGATAAACCAGGCGAAAGTGAAAAGACCATGTGTGAGTCACCTTATTATGATTGCGAATATGATGTGATTCGGTATATAAAGGATTGGAAATCAGATTACTTAGAAAGTAAATTAAATAAGGAAGAATCGCATGCCAACAAAGAACCAACCCAAATTAGACCCAACCCAGACGGATGAGTATATGATAACTAATCAACAATTTTCTAGTGCTGTTGAATTTTCTCAACACATTGAACGCAAGGCCAGTCTCAGACAAAATTATATTGATGTTCTCACAGATTTTTGTGTTCGCAATGAAGTAGAGATTGAAAGTGTTAAAAAACTACTTACTCCGTCTTTGAAAGAGAAGATCACCGCAGAGGCTCAGAATCTAAATCTCCTCAAACAGAAGAATTCTGGTAAACTGCCAATATGATAGAACCCTTTGAAGTCTACCGACTTTATTTAGCAATTAAACTACACTTTACAACCAAGAACTACGACATTGTAAAGTACAAGGGCAAAGTCCGAGTCAAAGAAGAAACCTTCCGCAAGAGAAAAGACCTCATCTCTATTAAGAAACTTGCTCGGGATTATAGCAGGGAAGAGATTATAAATTTTCTTGTTGCAAACTTTGTATCCGGTGAGAAGTGGGGTGGATTGTTTGACGTTGATGCCGCTAGACGATACGAAGAGTGGCAGAATCGAAAACTCAAAAGAGAGTATCAATTCAAGCAGGATGTTGATAGAATCGTGCTGGACATGGAAAAGGAAAATATAGGTGACCCATTCATTTCTATAAATGACAAACATCCCTTGACTTTTCGTCTCTTTTTTGGTAATATAATTAGTATAGAGACAATGACAATCTTAGATAAGATTTTTAACTTTGTCGATATGAACGCAAATGATATCTTGCTTGAAGATGCATCCATGTGTATAAAAAAGTATAGACCATTTGTCAGGTTGTCCGACAATTTGAAGTCCTCAGCCGACCCTCTGAAAGATGTTATAAATAAGGAAGTACATCAATGAGTAAGTCAAAACGTTCCCGAGGAAATTATTCAAAGGAACAACGTATTCATCGGGTTTCTAGTGAAGGTAAAACTAGACTTGACAAATACAAACATCTAGTGTATGATGAAGATGTATATGATAGTGATGAGTTCGTCGAATCACTAACAGCAAAAAGCAAAATATACAGTAAACAAGAACCCAAATAAATCGCATAAAGGAAAAAACTATGTCTGCAAATTCACTTTCTGATCTCCGTAAGAGTCGTGGCAGTTTCGATACTTTGCTTAAGCAAGTTGAGAAAATGTCAACCACTACCACAGAATCCAATGATACCGGCAAAGAGTGGAAACTCTCTGTTGATAAGGCTGGAAATGGTTCTGCCGTAATTCGCTTCCTTCCCCCCTCCAAGGGTGAGGAGAGTTATTGGGTACGTCTTTGGACACACGGTTTCCAAGGCCCTATGGGTAAGTTGTATATCGAAAACTCTCTTACTACTCTGAACCAACCCGATCCCGTTTCAGAACTCAACACAAAACTCTGGAACACTGGTGCGGATGCTGATAAGGAGACTGCTCGTAAACAGAAGCGCCGTCTTTCTTATTACTCTAACATTCTTGTTGTGAGTGATCCTGCCAACCCAGAAAACGAAGGTAAAGTTTTCTTGTATCGTTACGGTCAGAAAATCTTTGAGATGGTTCAAGATGTAATCAAACCAGAACTTCCTACCGAAGACCCCATCAATCCTTTTGATCCGTGGGAAGGTGTGGACTTTGCGCTCCTCGCAAGGAATGTTGCTGGTTATCGGAATTACGATAAGTCTAAGTTTGGTTCCAAGGTTCGTCCTGTTGCCGAATCCGATGAAGCCATTGATGCAATCTGGGCCCAACAGTATTCTCTTAACGAGATTGTTGATCCTAGTCAATTCAAGTCTTACGACGAACTCTCACAAAAGTTGACTGCTGTCTTGGGTGGTGCTGTCGCTCCCGCACCTACCGTATCATCGCAAACCGATGATATTGAAGACGATATCTTTGTTGCGGAAACTACCGCAACAGAAACAGTTACAGTTTCATCATCTGATGATGAAGATGCCATGTCGTATTTCTCCCGACTGGCAGACGATGACTGATACATAGTCTCGTCTCCTTTGGGCGCCATAAATACTTGGCGCCCTTTTTTTATCTGGTGAACGATGCACAGTATTATTTTTGGTGGGCAACTTGAAGACTTGGGCATGGAGTTTGATAGCTCAAAGATTAGTATCAGACGGTCTTCTGGTGGCCACAAGATTGCTACATTTCTCCGTCAACAGGGATATGATGTCGAAGTCCTCGACTATGTTCACAGATGGAGTTTAGATCAGCTTAAAAAATACATTGAACCGAAAGTCACCGATGACTTTTTGTTTTTTGGATTTGGTTCTACGTTTTTTCTCAATACACCCACCGTTCTTGAATTAGTAAAATGGTTGAAGGAACGGTATCCACACATACCCCTTGTTGCAGGCAGTCAAAACAATTCGATGAAAGAATTGGAGATGGATTGGTATGTGTATGGGTATGGTGAGAATGCCATCCTTGCACTGATCGACCACTTCAAGGGTGGACCAGAACCCATTCATGCAAACAGGATGATAAACTGTTACGTGAATTACAAGTCTTTTCCCCTAGATGATCTCACGGTGTCATACAAGGATACCGACCACATAACTCCCAGAGAAATTCTTTTGTTAGAGTTTGCCCGTGGTTGCAAATTCAAATGTAAGTTTTGCAGTTTCCCCGTTCTAGGTGTCAAGGGCGATTACTCTCGCACGGCTCAAAGTGTGTACGATGAGATGCTGGAGAACTATGATAAGTGGGGTACGGAACACTACATTGTACTTGATGAAACCTTTAACGATTCCAGTGAGAAGATTGAGAAGTTTGCCAGTGTCATAGAGAAACTACCATTCACACCGAAGATGACTGCGTACATTCGTGCAGACCTGATTACTACCAGAAAACGGGATTGGGACAATCTAATCAAGATGGGAATCACCTCACACTTCTATGGTGTTGAGAGTATGAATCACAAGTCCGCCAAGTCTATCGGCAAAGGTATGGACAGTGGCAGAATCAAAGAGGGATTGTTAGAGGTTGATGAGTACTTCCGCAGTGCGGGGTTTTACAAGGGTCACATATCTCTGATTGCTGGTTTGCCGCATGAGACGATAGACACGTTGCGAGACACCGGCAGATGGTTGTCCGAATACTGGAACCAGAATAGTTATCACATGAATGTTCTGATGATAAAAGATTTGGAACGCCATACAGAAACACTGAATCACAATTCGGAGTTTGACAAAAACTGGTTTGACTATGGGTATCGCCGAGAGATTATTCCGATTGACAACATAGATTGGTCAAAGAGTAGAAACCCGTATTACAAACAATTGTATGATTATGTTGCGTCTACGGGATACTATTTGTTCTGGAAAAACGAACATACAAACTTACAAGAAGTTATGCGTTTCTGTGCAGAGGAATTTAGTGAGTATCAGGCGAAGAACTTGATCGACCCATTCATGTATGATAAATTCTTTATTGATCCCAGCGTAAAGTGGTCAGACTTTGCCACAGAGGTTCACATGGAAAGAAGGACTGAACATGTGTTGGGTCACGTTGATGAGTATATCACTAAGAAACTATTGGGTTAGTGTCGAGTTTAAACAGCATAACTACCATTTCTCATAATCGACAGCATCGCCGCACTGTCTGTCGGGAAAGTGGTTTTGGTTCCAGCGACACTCACATTGACTGAGGGTTGGTTTGCCAAGACACCAGTACCTTGTACCTTTTGATTCGTCGCAACACTTTCTCCAACAGTAGCGCCCATCATTGATGCTTGTTTTTCTTGATCTACCCTTGTAGCTGATTCTGTGGTGACTTCTACCGTATCAGAACTAATCTTGAGGCCTGGTGCCAATCTCTCAGCGCCTTCTTTAAATTCTTCACCCAATGCTTTGGCGTCTTCTATTAGAGGATCAATCCTGTTCTGTATTCTGGCAGGGAATCCAGCTCCTTGAGATTCAAACTCTGCCTTAGCTGCGGGAACAAGTTCTGGTTTCATACTACCATCTGGGTTGTACATCTCACCGTATTTTTTGTCCCAATTTCTCTGAG